GGATTCTTGGAAATTGGTGAAGCGAGGATGGGGAACAGGGAGCTAAAAGAAGATCCATCACTGCAATATTACGAGGGTCAGGAGCTACTTGAGCTGTCGATTGTTAATATCCCATCGAATCCTAACGCAAAGAAAAAGGCGTTAAGGACGCAGACTTATGATGCTTTGAGGTTCATCTACAAAGAACTTGGAGGGAATAAGCGGATGAGCGAGATTGAGGCCATGACCGTCAGAGAGGTGATTGATCTGATTGAAGGCAAAGAGGAGAAGAAACGGGATTTAGGAGAATTTAATTATAGAATATCAAAAATGAAGTTAACGGCCCTTACTGTGGGCAATAAATAGCAACTCTAATAAAAATTAAAACAATGGAAGAATTAAGAAAAAAGAGAGCTGCCCTTATAGATGAGATGAATAAGCTCATGGAAGGTAAGGAAAGCTTAACAGATGAAAACAGGGCATCCTTTGATGCTCTTGAGAAACAAGTAGAAACTCTAAACGGAGACATTGACAGGATGGATTCTCTTACCAAGCGTAAGAACATCGAAGCTGAACAGGCAAGGGTAAACGCTGAGGCAGAAGCTGCTAAGGTTAAGAATATCCCCGGTGTTGTTGGCAAGCCTTTCTCAGAGAAAGATGAGAAGGATCTAAACAGGTTCTCTTACGTGAAGTTTATCCGTGAGGGTATTAAAGGTAAGCTCACAGGTGTTGAGAAGGAGATGGATGAAGAGGGTAAGAAAGAGCAATCACGTGGAGGTTTGTCAGTTGATGACATGGCGATCACTATCCCCACCATTATCCACTCCCGTGCAACTCTACAGGCAACTGTTGACGCTGCTGGCGGATATACTGTACCTGAGGACACTTTGGGGCTTATCGGTTCACTAAGAAACAATTTTGCTGTTGGCCGTGCTGGAGCGACTATCTTAGGTAACCTGAATGGTGATGTTAGATTCCCACGTCGTGCTGCTGATAGCGTAGCAACATGGAGATCAGAGGGAGGGATTGCAACAAAATCTGATCCTTCTTACAATGCTCTCACTTTGACGCCTAACAGGCTGACTGCTTACACTGAGTTCTCACGTCAGTTATTGCGCCAGTCAAGTGTTGATGTAGAGGCTGAGGTAAGGGATTCGCTGATGTATGGCCACATGAATGCTCTTGAAAAGGCAGTCTTCACAGGCTCAGGCACATCGAATCAACCCACAGGTTTATTTGCATCTGCAATCAATAACGGTGATCACGGTAGTAACGGGACTGTATTGAGCTGGGCGAATATCATCCAGTTGGAGAGAATGATAGCTGAGGACAATGCTCTTGAGGGTAATTCACTTGCTTATATTACTAATGCTAAGGCAGCTGGTAAGATGAAGAACACTTTGAAGTCTACTTATCAGGGCGGGTATATCTGGGAGATGTTTACACCTTTAACTGATGGTATGGTTAATGGTTACAATGCTTATATCACCAATGCACTGCCTTCAACTCTCACAAGGGGAACGGGGACTGCATTATCAGCTGTTGTATTCGGAAATTGGAAAGACCTGATTATCGGCCAATGGGGTGCTCTTGAGTTTATCGTGAATCCCTATTCATTAGATAAGACTGATGAGATCAGGGTAACAGGTGTAGGATATTTCGACCTTGGTTTAAGGCATGCGGAATCTTTTGCAGCAATTGAGGGACTTGAAACTGTATAATGATGATTATCAGATTTAAGAAGCCAGCTCATAATTATGGATATTCTTATAAGGCGGGGGCTTGTGCAAAGTCCCTGCCCTTTAAGGATTGTGAATATCTAATAAAAATAGGCATAGCGGAAGATATAACACCTCAGGCTAAGCCTAAAGACTCTGTAGTTAAAAAAGCGAAAGTTAAAACTACAACAATTAGAAAATGAAATACATAATAGCAACTGAAGCCACTACGCTGCCTGTCTCTATCGAGGAGGTGAAGACTCACTTGAGGATTGAATCATATTATGATCATGATGATTTGGTGCGATCATATATTGAGGCAACAGCAAAGATGATAGAGCAGAGGGCTAATCTTGCTATCATGCCTCAGACATGGAAATTGTTTTTATCGCCTGAGGAGATTAAGGAGGATATATTCTTTTTTAAGTGGCCAGTTGCTAGTATTTCAAGTATTAAGTATTATGATGAATCTAATACTTTGCAAACATTATCTACTGATAGTTATTTGACGGCATTATCTATCAGGCCTGCTCAGATTATTATAACTGATTTGCCGAGTGTATATGATCGCAGTGATGCGATGGAGATAACCTTTATCGGTGGGTTTACGACTGTCCCGGCAGATATAAAGCTAGGGATTAAGCAGAGGGTGTATAACGAGTATAACAGGCCCGGTGATTCGCTTGAGACAAAGATGACGCAGGTTGAGAGGTTGATTAACGACTATCGCAGTTATGAAAAATGATCAGATAGAAATATATAAGGTAACTGAAACCCGAAGCACAGCCGGGGGGGTTACTGAGACATGGGGTCTTTTTTTAACGCTATGGGCTGAGGTTGACCAAGTATCAGGTAATGAGAATTTCAATGCCGACATGATGGTTTATAATGATGTAAAAAGCTTTGCTGTGTATTACAATAATGGGCAAAAAATCACCCCAAAGATGAGGATCAGGTATAGGGATGATAATTATAATATCACATCAATAAGCCATAAAAATAGATTAGAAACGGTATTAATAGCCGCAAGGCAGGATGATGAGTGATGTTGACATAAAATTAGTAGGCGATCAGGAATTAAGCAGGGTTTTTGCAAGTTTAGATTATAAGCTACAGCAGAAGTCTTTAAAGAAGGTCGTTGGCAATGTTGCTCAGGGTTTTGTTGCTCCTTTAAAAAGGGAGATGCCAATAAGAAAAACAGCATTAACGCCGGGTGGGCATAAATGGCACCCTCCGGGGCTTGGCAGAAGAAGTATAGGCAAGAAGGTTGGCCGGAGCAAAAAGAGTGCTGTTTATTTCTTAGGCCCAAAGGGCCCCAGAGGCGACTATATGAAAGATCCTTTTTACTTGAAGTTTTGGGAATATGGTCAAGGGAACAGTAGGTTGACAATTAATAGATTCTTTGAGAGTAATTTAACCAATATGGAAGCAAAATTATCAAGGTCAATCAGAATAATAATGGAGCGTGAGATGAAAAAAGCACGAAAAATATGAGCATTAGAGCCGCTATATATGACTTACTTAATGACATTGAATCAAATGTCTATCCGTTCTTTGCACCACAGGAAACGAAAGCGGCCTATGTTGTTTATACCGTGCGAATTGAACCTACATTAACGCAAGATTTTACAGGACCTACAGAGGTTACACTGGTGCTTTACATATATGCGAGCGATTACGATACATGCATATCATTAGCGGATACACTGTTTACTGGCATGGATAACGCATCTGGATTATATGATGATAAAACATTGATGCTATCCCGGTGGGTTTCAGAGGCCGATTCTGGATATATCCCTGATTTAGATAAGATAAACATAACACAAGAATATAATTTAAAATTCAATTAACATGGCACTATTAGGATACAAATTAACGCTAAGGGTGCAACAGCACTCCTCCGGTGTGGTCAATGAGATCATTGCCGCATCAACAGATGTAAGCTTGGACATAACCGCTGAGGCATTAGAGACCACTTCGCAGACCAGCGGACTGAACGCTGAATTTATCGGCGGCAAAGTATCCGGTACAGTTAGCGGATCTTACTTGCTTGCTGCGGATGGTGAACAGTGGACGAATCTCTTCGCACACGTAAACGCAGGTAATGTGTTAGAGGTTGAGATATACCGGGATACAGTAAAGTTCATTGACTGTGACGGTGTGATCACCTCGATAGGGTTATCGGGAGGCAATTCTGATAGTTTAGTTACCGGTTCTTATTCGATTCAATTAAGTGGAAATCCAGCATAAATAAATAAATGATATGGCACTATTAGGGTATAAATTAGTATTAAAGGTAGGGGGTTCAATCATTGCAGCCTCCACCGATGTAAGCCTGGATATAACAGGCGAGGCATTAGAGACAACCACGCAGACAAGTGAGATGAACGCTGAGTTTATGGGCGGAAAGGTATCCGGTACTGCTTCGGGCAGTTATCTGTTAGCGGCAGACGGCTCTCAATGGGCTTCATTATTCACTCTGGTGAATGCCGGGACAACACTCAGTGTTTCGATCGAAAGAAACGGCTCTCCATTTATTTCATGCGATGGGGTGCTAACATCTATCGGCTTGTCGGGTGCAAATTCTGATAGCTTAGTTACTGGTTCTTATTCAATTCAACTTAGTGGAGATCCAGCGATATGATAAGAATAATTGAAGTAAACAGCGTTAAGATCCCGGTAAATTACGGGATGAATGCACTGGCTGAATATTCTGAGATGAGGAAAATATCTATGAATGAGGTTTTGGCTTTAGATATGAATAAGATGAATCTCATGGATCTGCTAACATTGCTGTATATTGGTGTAAAGGATGGAGCAAGGAAAGAGGGTATTGAGTGCATGTTTAAAAGTGTAGCTCAATTCATTGATTATGCAGATGATAATAATGAGATAATTACCAAGGTCACCGAGGTGTTTGCTGATTATGGGAAAGAGCAGAAGGGAGATAGTAAAAAAAAATAACATTCGATGAATTACAGAGTATATGCTTTGGTCAGATGGGAATGCGATATGAAGACTTCTGGTACAATTATGATTTGAGCGAGTTATTTAATGCAATTGGTGGTTATTATGATGCAGAGAACAGAAGAACACAAGAATCATGGGAGCAGACAAGACTAATACTATCATCAATTGAAAACAAGCCAGTACATGGTTACAAGATAAAGCACAGGGTTGCTAACAAGATATTACCCCTACCGTGGGACGAGTCGGTCGATGTGCCGGATGATGAGAAGTTAATACAGTTAAGAAAAGAGACATGGGAACTAGCACAGTAGCAAGCTTAACAGCTGTCATATCGGCAAATAATACCAAGTTTAAAAAAGGTATTAAGCAGAGCAATTC